CTAATCAGCAGTGTGACGTTTAATGAGTCTTGAAGAGTCGATCAACCTTACAGCAGAAGAGAGATTTACATATGCTAAAAATGCTCCAGCGGATAGTGCGTATAAGGCCATACCTATCTTTGCCAGTGCAGAAAAATCACTCAGCTTCTCAAGAATAAAATTAGGCAGTAATGCGCTGTATAGCAGCGGCAATAAGAATATTAGCGCCCCAATTGTGTAGAGTGTTACCTTAACAAAAATAGACATACTAAAATAAAACTTATTAGCATATCTCTTTTTTTTCCAAACAAACATAAGTGGTTCAGTTTTAATATCTAACAGCCCTCTGCACTTTACAAACAAGTCAATATCTCTAGTAGGATTTTCACTTCTAACTAGAGTTTTTCGTTGTTGCTGACTCAGAAAGTTCTCTTTAGTTATTGCAGCATAGCCGTACTCAATGGATAGCCGCTTTAAATCTTCATCATCAGTTATTTTATAGAGATCGTAACTCAATTTACTGAGCTTTTCTCTTTCTTCAAATATTCGTCGTTTAGTTAAAAACATTTCCTTGAAAAAAGAAAGTACCGCTACCAAAGCCAAAATAATTGGCAATACTACTTTGACAAATGTTTCAAGTATATCCGACATGCAACGTCTCCTTTTAAGAAAAATTATCTTGCTTCCATTTAAGCAGCCCACTCAATAGTATCTATGGTTTCGCCTGTATCTGGGATGATGATTTCACCTTCGACCCTATCGAACCTAAATGTCTTGAATTTACGTGAAAGATGACAATAACCTTCTAAATACTCACCATCAAAGCTTTTAACATCGACGTCTCGAAAGCTATTTTCGCCTTTACTATTCACATATGAAAATGCGACCTTTTTGATTTCTGCATCTTTGCCTTTTGCATGGTTAACTGAGCGATACTTGCTTTGTTCATTCTTGTTAGTGGATAAATCAAATCCTTTTACAGCGTCAGCATAACCATTCAGTATATCGTTATTGTTGGTAGGCGTTTTGTAATTTTTATTACAATACCAAATAACAAATGCACCGACCATCATCATAATGATAGCGATCTTAACTGAATCAGATAGGGATATTGCCAAACCAGCAGCAGTAAAGAAACACCATGCAGAAAAAATAGATTTACCAATTTTTTACCAATACCTTGCTGCTTAATAAAAATGCTACGAATAGACCAAATCACGAAAACTATACCTAAAATTGCAAAAATCATATCCATGATTTATCCCTTATTAAAAATTATAATCCATTGTCAAAACTACCTTGCCAGCAGTTTTTACTTCATCAGCACCACAAGTGAAATTTATTCCCTTATTAGTGACGCTAATTTTATGCCCAGGTAAAAGCGTGATGTCATACACATCGTATTTACCGTCGATTCCCATCAACCAACGCCCGTTGCTAATATCACCAATACTTAAATCAACAACCCAAGCAGAATTGCTGCTCGATACGAACACCGGTTCAACAAGATTTTGAGAGATGAAGCTGAGGTTGATTTCCCACAGACCATCTTCATACAAGCTGCCTGCAATAAGATTCTTGCGAGGGATAGAAAAGCTTTCGGATTCTTTAAAAGTTTCTTTTAGCTGTTTTCCCTTTCCCGTCGCAAGCCAATGCAGATCAACACCTGTATCAAGCGCACACGCAACAACAACATCACCAGGAAAATAATTCCGTCTTACCCAGGTGCGGACAGTGCCTGATGAAATATCCAGTAATTCACAGAGTTGCTTTTGCTGGGTGAATCCATATGCATCAAGGATACGACGAAGCACAGATTTACCACCATTAGTCATAACTTCATCGTAAACAGCCTTACCAGTCAGGTTTGGAAGTTCGCGTTGTAGACTTGCTTTTTCAAGTTCGCCAGTAACCAACCAATTTACATCAGCTCCTGTGTCAAGAGAACATTGCACAATAACGTTGCCCGGAACCTGACCGCGCGCTAACCAACTAGCGACATTGCTCTTAGCAATTTCTAGTCTATCGCTTAATTCTTTTTGCATGGTGAAGCCATACGCTGAGAGGATTCGTTCTAACACCTCGCTCGCAACTGCATTTTCAAGGCGCATTATTTTACCAATAAACTAAACGCTAAATTATGCTTACAGTTAAACATATGCAATCTAGAGTGTTTGCATACCACATGCAACACAATAGAACACGCTTAACTAATAGGTGATACTGCGTTATGCATACTGAAAATGCAAATAGTCAGAACGCATTTGACTTAGTGCAATCTCAAGATTTTATTGCCAATGTCGCAGCGATTTTGATGCCAGCGATCAGCGAGGCGGTAAACGACGCTGTAAACAAAGCTGTTACGCTGGCAACCTCCCCAACGATGTCCAAGCAGGACTTTGCTGCAGCCAACCGCATTAGCCTATCTGTGCTGGAGAAATGGATTGCTAACGGAGTTGTGCTGCTCGCCCCTACCACATCTTTCACCTACACGCAGAACCGCACTAATCGTAAGACAGGCGAAGTAGTAGAAACCACCATGACTAAACATGGCAATCTGCTTATCAATGTTGCTGCATGGCGTGAAAAAACCGCCAGCAGGCAATCAAATGCCGCTACATCAAACTATAACTTGATTTTGCAAGTTAAGAAGGATCTGAGCATGTTTGATTTCATGGTTTCTACCCATACCCATTACGACGATGCCTGTCGTAAATTCGCGTTAACTCACAACATGGAGGACGTCGCTAAGCAGTCCGGCATGCGAGCGCAAACGCTGCGGAATAAACTCAATCCAGACCAGCCACATCAGCTTACGGTCTTAGAGGTTTTAGAGGTTTTAGAGGTTTTAGAGGTTTTAGAGGTTTTAGAGGTTTTAGAGGTTTTAGAGGTTTTAGAGGTTTTAGCTCTTACCGATGTAACTGAGGATGCAACGTTAGTTGACGGCTTGCTGGCGCAAATCCAATGTCTCCCCTGTGTGCCGGTAAAATCAGATTTGAGGTGGTTAGGGTCATAGATGAAGGGTCTTTGTTTACTTATGACCCATTACATTCACCACTTTGAAATAAAAAAGCCATAGACTAGCTATCCCATTGATTACATTTATTTTTTAACTTTATAAATTTATGGCTTAGAATGCTTTACCAAGTATCACCCCTTTAGGTATTCTGTAACAATTAGAGTTTATAGAGTTGCACAAAGTTTGTGCTCTCAAATCGATATCAAAGGAATATATTTTGTCGCTAAATTTATTAAGCTTATTTTGTGGGGCTGGCGGGCTGGATTTGGGCTTCACCAAACAAGGTTTCAACGTGAATCTAGCTATTGACCTCTCACAAGCGGCAATTGATACTCATAAAGCAAATTTTTATGGTTCAAATGCTCAAACTCATGATCTTTTAGAACTGGGGATACCTGGTCTTTTAGCGTTATGCAAAGAAAACTTTGATATTGACAAACCAATTGGAATTATTGGAGGTCCACCTTGCCAAGGTTTTTCTCGTGGTAACATTGGAGCATCCAAAGATGACCCTCGTAATCAATTAGCTCTATTTTACACACAAGCAATCTCAGCTCTTAAAAAAATATTTAATATCGAATTTGTAGTATTTGAAAATGTCCTTGGAATCCGAGATAAAAAACATCAAGATATATATAATGAAATCATCGAGTCTTTAAATAACTTGTCTTTTGAAGTTTCCGAAAATGAGCTTAATGCAGCAAATTTTGGCGTACCTCAAATTCGAAAACGCATAATAATCATTGCAATTAAAAAAAGAAAATCTAGCACTAAGATTTCGTTTTCGAATTTCACAACACATAAAACAGTGAAAGATGTGATATTTGGCCTTCCAGAACCCATCTTCTATGCAAAAGGAATTGTCCCTAGTGATATTCCTTATCATCCCAATCATTGGACAATGAAACCAAAATCAAAAAAATTTCTGGATACTGCATCTTTCCACAATAAGAATAGAAGCTTCAGGGCGATAAGTTGGGATAAACCAAGCCCAACAGTAGCATACGGGAATCGCGAGATACATGTGCATCCTGATAAAAAAAGAAGACTGTCAATACACGAGTCCTTACTTCTACAGGGTTTCCCAAAAGATTTTGTGTTGAGTGGAACTCTCTCTCAACAAGTTACTCAAGTATCTAACGCCGTTCCACCTCCGATGGCTGAGGGAATAGCAAAAGAAATTAAGAGAATTATAAGGAGAGCATAATGAATACAGAAAATAAGGTTATTAAAGATTCACAGGAGCTACTAGGTAAACTCAAAGATCATGAAGAAGAAGTGTTTTCAACAAAACTAAAAACAAACGAAAGGGTTCTTGCTAGAGTTACCGACGGTATTTACAGGGAGCCTGTCTCAGCCCTACGAGAGTTAATTTCAAATGCATTTGATGCAGATGCGAAAAACGTTTTTATTACCACCGACGCCCCTCGATTTAAAAATATTAGAGTCGAGGATGATGGTCAAGGAATGAGCGTGGAAACGCTAGTTCATGTGATACATAATATTGGGGGTAGTCTTAAGAGGACTTCTAACGGAGAATGTTATGGTGTCACTGGTTCGAACGGTAACTATAGCCCGAAAGGTAGAAGATTAATTGGAAAAATAGGTATTGGATTGTTTTCTGTATCTCAATTGTCTCAAAACTTCCAAATAATAACGAAAAGATCTGGCGATAATTTCAGAACTGTGGCTACAGTCGCCTTACAACAATACAATGAAGTTGATGAGAGAGAAGCTGATCAAGAATATGAGTCAGGTAACGTCAATATTTGGAAAGAAAAAGTTGAAGATTCAAACTCACATGGTACAACTATTGTTCTGAATAATATAAGAGTGCAAGCCAGAGAAACATTAACAGATAAAAGGTTCTGGCGAGATTTCGATATTAATCAAAACGAGAGCCAAATAAAAAATACAAAACCTCCCACCCCTAAGAAGTATTATATCGGCCGTCTAGAGAATGGGAAAAATCCTGAAGAAATCCTTCACAGCATAAACAAAGATGGAGTATATCAGTCTCTACCTTGGGATGATGGGACGGCTGATGACGAAAAGTTTTTACAAATGACGAAACGTGTTTGGGATGAAACCTTAAAATCCAATCAACGACCTCAAATTGAAAAACTTTTTGACCATTACTTTTATATGCTCTGGAGGTTATCACTGTCCATCCCTACAAACTATGTAAATGGGGATATATTCGATACAACTGATCCTGACAAGTACTTATGTTACCATTTATCAAATCTAGCTAAAGAGCAAGCTAAAAAATTTGATTTTGAACCTGGTAAGTCCATACGTGAAACTTTAGAAATTGAAAAAATAAATGACAATGAAAATTTCAAAGTCTCAGTAGATAACATAGTTTTAAAAAGACCAATACTATTTGATGACTTACCTAAAACAAAGGGAAGAATAAACAAGCCCATGGTCTTTTTTGGTAAATATAGCGAAAACTTTGGAGGTAAACCCGCCACCCTCTCAGCTGGCGAATTAAAATTCCATGCATATCTTTTTTGGAACAATAAAATTGCACCTGTTGAACATCGCGGCGTGCTCATTCGCGTATTTAACGCTAGCGGTACGCTTTTTGATGAAACTTTTTTAGATTATCAAGTTCAAGAAATTAATAGATTAGAGCAAATAACTTGCGAAATATTCATTGAAAAAGGTTTTGATAGCGCTCTTAACATTGATCGTGAGTCTTTTAACTACTCCCACCCGCATGCAGTATTACTTACTCGTTGGCTACATAATTCATTACGTCAACTGACTAACACTCAAAAATCTTTAGCTAGCTCAGCAAGAACTGAACAAAAAGCGCAAAATTTAGATTTAGCTATAGATGGCATTAAAAAAATAGCGCAAAAGGTTTGGGACTCTAACCATGAGTCTAGCTTGATTTCTAAACCCTCAGTCGATTTTGTAAAAACAAACACTCAGATCACAATAAATGATGGGCAAGATGAAGATGAAGATGAAGATGAAGATGCAGGTTACACTGATTACTCTTTAAATAGAGAAATACTCAACTTTAAATCTAATGAGCGAACTACACAAAATGAAAAGCATCGCATGCGCATTTTGGAGGAAAAACTTAAGGCTATTGCAACAGTATTAATAAGTTATGGTATATTTGACTTGGTGCCCGTAGATAAAAGGGATGAGATGCTTCGTGCCATTTATGAAATTGTTCAAGTCGAGGGAAATGACAATGCATGAATATCTTGACGATGATGATTTATTATCAGAAATTGTTGGTGATGAAGAGTCTCCTCCAATAACCCGATTAGATAAAAACGATTTTCAGCCTTGGCATTTACCTCGTAAACAGTTCGTTAGAATTAAACAATGGATTCAATTACTTGATAGAAACAAAAGAAAAATATTAGAAGGCAGTGATAGATTAAAATACCTTAGTTTGCCAGGGGATGACTTGTTAGACTTACGCGTCATTCACGATGAATTTTGTATCAAAAACGAAGTTGAACTTAGCTTCCTGGGATTTAATCGCTTTCCTAATGATACAAGTCATCCAAGACACTATGACATTAATCTTTCGCTCGTTGAAGTTAAAGAAAAAGACTTAGTAGATAATGATTCGCAAATCATTAACTACGATATCAATCAAATTGGGCTTAAAGGCTCACCTGCTAATATCGAAGCAAAAAAGCATGCTCCCTTTGATGTCATAAACCTTGATTTTTGCGATAGTATTTTTAACAATAAAGACGCAGGTAATAATACACATGACCTTTTGAACGAAATGCTTTTCATTCAGTCAGTCAAACGAAGCCCTTGGTTGATGTTCGTTACTACCAGAATTGGCGAAAAGTATTGTGACAAACAGATTATTAGTAAATTAATGCAGTGTTTTAAGGAAAACCTTACACATATAGAGTTCTCTAATGCTGCTAAAGAAAAAATGGGAATTATTGACATTGATGATGTTGAAAAGTTCATGAGTGAACATGATAAACATGCTAACATCACATTGATTTCTCTTTTGAAGTGGTTATTGACCTGCTGCTTTAGTTATAATCCCAAATGTAAAATCGAGTTAAGTAGCACTATGTCATATATGGTTGAGAAAGACTCGGCTGGGTTCGACATGGTTTCATTTGCATTATTATTTACACCTATTGTAAATAAACCAGCCGATAGATTTAATCTTGTTACTAAAGATAACTCTGAACCTGAATTAACTGAACCTACCTTAGCAGTTAATTTTATTGATAGAATTCTATCTAGGAAAGATTGCGATGCAATTTTATGTGCCGATGATGGGCTACAGGAAAACATGATTAATCAAACAATTGCACTTCTGTCAAAAGCAAGATATGACACCAACAATTATAGAGCATGGGTTCAGTCACACTTTTCTTCTAGCACATGCTGAAAATTAAATAATTAAGAAGCAAGGAAAAAACCCCTTGCTTCTTAATCCGCAAATAAATCATTAAAAGACAACGTTAATTTTTTATTTTCCATCATACAATGCCAACTCAACCATATTGTTAATAAACCACTCAAGCACAATTTTATAATCATTCACGGGACCACAACCACTTAATTAAGTTTCATATTGCAAATGAAAACCAGCCATTCTTTCTACACCTCATAATTTATACTTGCATTACCTAAATAAAAGCTAAACATTATTTACCTCTAATTGGTAAGGCCGAAAGACTATTATTTCCTTTCCTATCCACATATTTATCTCCTTAAACCGCTCCTGCAGAGGTGTCAGCTCGTTACGCACAAACACCTGCGCCGCCTTCACCGCATCACCAAACCCACCTGTGTTATCCGGGATACTCCCTATCATCTGCGGTGGCACGCGGTGCGCGCTGAGCAGGTCGTCACGGCTGACCTTCTTGATGTTAAAGAAATCGTCTTTCGTCGCCACTTCACTGGGCGGCAGAATCTTAATCCCATCCGGCTTACCGTTCGGCGCGTACATGAACAGGTTGCGGAAGTTACCCAGCCCTTTTGTGTCGCGCATCGCCTGCCGCATCCGGTCAACGTTGCTGCTGCTCTGCGCCGCGTCGGTCATATAGAGGATGTAACCGGCGTGCGCGCCGTTCTGATAATACTTGCGGAGGAACAGGGTCGCCGCCTCATTCAGCCAGGCGGAGTTAAGCGCGCTGAGGTATTCCGGCAGGCCGTACAGCTCCTGATTAATATCCGGCTCCAGCAGGTGAAACACGCTGTCGGCCGAAAATTCGTGCGGATCTTTCCAGTCATTCACAAACCAGTAAACGCCATCCTTAACGCCTCTGCGGGTGAATTTGGCCGAGGTGGTTTCAAGGCGCAGCGGCTTACCCAGGCTGCTGCGGCGCAGCTCGGCAAAGGCGTTGCCGAAGACCAGATAATCCAGCGCAAACTTGCTGAACTCCTGCTGACTCAGCATCGGATGCGGAATAAACGTTGAGGCCAGAATGTTGCGCTTCACGTAAATCGGCGAGCTGTGATGCACGGCCGAGCGCAGGCTCTTAGCCAGGCCGCTAAAACTGACCGGCGGCTCAAACCAGCGCCTGTTACCGATGCACTCGGCATAATCAAGAATGTCGCGCTTATCCATGACCGGCGTCGGATCGCCAGAGGTAAAAGCCTCGGCGTGCTGCTGCGGTGCGGTAGCCTGTACCGGCTGCGCGGTGGCGATGTGAGCCTTGCGGCCTCTGCGTTTGCTCATCAGTAAAATTCCAGAATTGAGGGATTAGCGCCGCCGCTGGCTGCGGTAAGCGGTTCGTTTAACAGTGCGTGCATGATTGCCCAGGCGACGTCGGCATGGCTGGCTTCTTCGCTGCGGCTCGCCTCATAGGTTGAGCGGTTGCCGCTGGCCGTCATGGTTTTGCGGATAGCCATAAACGACTGCGTGATATCCGTCGCCCCGGCGTCATACTCAAGCCGCCCGCTGCTGATGGTGTCTTTTGCATTCAGTACCATCGTTGTTTTAACCTCTGGCGAGTATTTGATTTCCCGCGCGGCCGGGTAAAACTGCCGTACCCGCTGGAAAACCCCCTGCCCTATGCCGGTCGCATCCACGCCGATATATTCAACGGTGTATCTTTTCGTTAAGTCCTCGATAGATTTCGCCTGCGCGGCAAAGTCCATGCCCCGCCACTGGTGACGCTCAAGCACGCGGAACTTTCCGCCCGCAACGAGCGGCGGCGCGATAACCGCACAGCCTGCGCTGTCACCGATGTGCGACGGGTCATAGCAGATCCAGACCGGCCGGTAAGCAAACGGGCGCGGCAGGTACGGGTTAAAGTCTTCCCACTCTTCCAGGCTATCGATCATGCAGCCCTGCAGCTCGGCGAACGGGAACACGCTCGCCTCATCGTCGACAAACTCACACATCAGCAGGTTCTGATATTTCGCCGGGCTGTATTCAAGCTACAGCTGGTCAATGTGAACAGGTTGCAGCCGCCGGTCAGCGCATCCTCAACCGTGACAATCTGCCGCCACTGCCCGTCACCACACAGCGCGCCTTTCGCCAGGTGAGAATGCGACAGGTCTATCTCAATGCGATCATCTCTGTTGCGCCGCCCTTGTTAAACAGCTCGCCTGACTAAAACGGATAAGCGCTGTGTAACAGGGCCGACGGCGTGGAAAAGTACGTCGTGCGCCACTTTTTGTGCAGTGACATGCCGCTGGCGACTTTACGCAGCTCTTGGAATTTCGGGATCCAGAAATATTCGTCCAGATACAGGTTGCCGGTGTAGCTCTGCGCGGTACGCACGTTGGCGCCGAGGAAAATCAGGCGCGCGCCGTTTGGCAGCACGATAGGATCGCCTTTCAGGTCAACATCCGCCTGGCGGGCGAAGTCGAGAATATAGTTTTTAAAAACGTGCGCCTGCGCTTTGCTGGCCGAAAGAAAAATCTGGTTGCGGCCGGTGGTCAGCGCATCGATCAGCGCCTCGCGGGCAAAGTAGAACGTGGCGCCAATCTGGCGCGACTTCAGGATATTGCGGATGCGGTGAGTCAGCCCGGCGCGGTGCCAGTTGAGCTGATACTCAAAGCAGTTAACCGCAAGCTTAGCGAACTTATCGAGCTATGGTACAAACTGCACGGTTGCTCGCTAATTGACAGAAAAAGCCGACTCGGCAAACTCAATATTATTTGCAATGGCATGGGAAACCCCGTTGCTGCCTCTATCACTTCAAAGGATTGGGCACATTATCGGGACAGGCGTTTACATGGCCTCATACAGAACGGATACAAAACCAGTGATAAATCGTTAAAGGTCTCACCGGGTACCATTAACTGTGAACATGCATTCCTTCGCGCGCTTTTTAATGAGCTGGAACGGCTTGGCGAAATCAGCTACCCCAACCCACTTAAAAATATACGGGAGTTTGATCAGCCAGAGAAAGAAATGGCATGGTTGACTGAAGCCCAGATACAAAAGCTGTTTGCTGCCTACAAAGTTCACGATAACCCTGATTATCAAAATCTGCCTTTCAACCGGATGCCTTTGGAGTGA